GGTGTTCAGCCGGGGTCTGGGAATTGTCATCAACCATTGTGGTCAGGGCAGATAGTGCGGATGGTCTTAATGAGAATGTCAGCAGCAGCCCGGTGTTCCCGGGAATAATAAAAGGCATTGTCTGCCAGGTTAGCCAGGGACAGTGCAGCTGACTGTGTGACCTTCAGCTGGTCAGCATTAAAAGCTGTGTCACAGCACATCTTATGTTCCCGGTCAATGGCATCAAAGCCAGCCTTCATAGCATCCTGCTTCAGCATCTGGATTTCTTCCAGGGCTTGCTGATACAGCATCCAGACTTCATCAAAGGTAGCCTTGCTGACATACTGCTTAGCCTGGGCATCCAGGGCAGCTTCAGCCAAGCTGATGGGGATAAGGTTAGACATTAAGATTTCTTTTCTTTGCCTTCTTCAGCTGCCGGTTAGAAATGCTAAGGCACTTGCGGATGTGCCGGGGCTTGACCCCTTGCAGCCACAGATGCAATGCCACACCCTGCTTGTGCAACCTGGTCAACAGGTGGGCTTTGGGAAACCGGTAAACCGGCTGGGTCTGGTAGGGCAGCTGTTCCGGAAACCGGGCTGCGCTTATGACAGTGGGGTTAGCCATTGTTCACAGCTTCCAGGAAAGCCTGGGTCATCTTAGGGTTACCGGTCAGCAGCTGCACTTTGTCATCCGGCAGGAAGTCAAGCTGCTCACCTTCCCTAAGCCAGCCCTTCTTCCAAAGGATGCCTTCAGCTGCGCTAACCTGGGTAGGTGTGGTGATGCCAATGCTTTCCCACCAGGCTTGGATGGGCTTCTGGCTAGGCTGGGGCTTGGCAGTGACCGGCTGGGCATAGGGCTTAGACCGGCTAGCCAGGTTGCCATCATCATCAGCCAGGTCTGTATCAGCACTGATACCTGCCAGGGTGCTGATGGCATAGCGTCTAAGATAAGTGGTGATGCTACCCACCATCTGAAGGTTTGCGCCTTCAGACTTCACAGACAATTCCTTGAAATCAAACCGGTGACCGGTGTGGTGCAGCACTTCTGTCTTAACGGAAATCTTACCATCTTCAGTGTGGGATGTTTGCAGGATAACCAGACCATAGCTGCAAAACACAGGCTTCACTTCAGCCAGCAGGTCAGACAGCCCATAGTATTTGGATTTAAAATGCGGGTTAAACTTCTCAGCAGCCACATTGTGACAGTGGGCAATGGCAAGCACCAGGGCTTCATTGGGGCTGAGCTGCTTGACAGCATCCGGCAGGGTGACCGGGGTGATGATGGTGGGGGTGGTAGCCTGGGCTTCAGGCTGGGTGTTATCTTTTGTTTTCTTCATTGGGTATTGGGGAAATTGGAGCTTCAGACAGGGCTTGAACCTGCAACCTATGGTTTACAAAACCATTGCACTACCATTGTGCTACTGAAGCAAAGGGCTTAGGCTTCCTTCTTAATCTTCTGGGTTAGGGAAACATAATCAGCCAGGGCTTCAGGCTTATTCAGGTTGATGCGCTTAGTCTGACCACCCTTGCCTGTTCCCAAATTCCACAGCTGCTGACCATTGTGGATGATGGGCTTAAGTTTCCGGGCTACTGTGCCACAGGGAAGGATGACATAGGGTGTGCTGCCAATCGGTTTGATTTCCATAGGGTGTGCGGGTGGGTTTAGTTTCTAGGTGAAAAGTTAATGGCATAGTCCAGGATTAGCAGGGCATCACTTGTCTTTAGGGTCAGCCCATCCTGACCTGGATAGCGTCTGCTAGCTTCTGCTTTCAGGGCTGACTTCCACTGCCCTTGCATCAGCTTGCCCTTGGCAATGCCAAGCCCTGCTTGCCAGGTCTGTGGGCTGACCAGGATGACCCGGTGCTGTCTGCCAGCAGCCCAGCCTTCCAGCCATCCGCAGGATTTGCCTAGCTTAAAGGCTGCACTGCTTGGGATGATGCGCCCCACAAAGGGTGGCACTTTCTCAATAAAGATAACAGACCCAAAGGGGATAAGGTTAGACAGCTCAGCCGGGTCAGCCGGGATGGGGTGCAATTCAATCACAGCACCAGCCGGTTTCTTAACCAGGATAGCCAGCCCACCGGAAGCACCAGGGTCAATGGCTGCAACAGCAGGGTAGTTATCTAGAAGGTCTGTTTTCAAAGCAGGATTATCTTAGCAGGTGTGATTTCCTGACTGTGATGGCTGGGCAATTGGCTATGTCAAACCCCCTTTTCCGGTAACCATTGAAGCCTAGATTGTGGATGGCATACAGGTCAACCAGGGTAGCCTTCCTGCCGGTGGCTTGGGTGAAGCGCACAGCATTGATGCTAAGCCAGCTGTGCAGGTAGTCCCTGGCAATGGTGGCATCCAAGGCTTTGTGATAGGGATACACCGGCAGACCCTGCTTCAATCTCCAATGGGATGTGTCCTGCCAAGCAGCATAGTGAAACTGTGCCAGCCCCAGACCTGCACCCTGGTCACCCCGGGCTGAAGCCTTGCCACTGCTTTCAATGGCAATGACCTTATCCAGCATAGCCGGGGTGATGGTAGCCTTAGCCACTGCGCACATAAGCAATAGGGGTAGCAGGGCTGCTTTCATTTGCGGACAGGCATTGTGTAACCCTTCTGCACTTCACCATCTTCCCAGGTCAGCCGGTAGCTAAGGGCTAGGAAACCACCATAGGCAATGTGCGCATCCAGCCAGACTTCACAGATGAAGGGCAGGGTTTTAAGGTGGGCTTCTTCATCAGCCAGCATAGCCTTGGCTTTCTTAAGCACACCCTTTTCAGTCAGGTCACCCTGTAACAACCGGTCATTCAGGAAATAGAATTCCTGAAGCAGATTGTGCAGGGCAAATGTGGCTAGGTCTTTACTCACTTGGGTTGGGGTAGGTGTGTATTGCATAGGGTTATCAAAGTGGATTGGGTGGCAAGCCTGGTCACTTATCCCACCGGATGCAGACCAGGGAAGGGTGGCGCATAGACCCGGAAGGGGTGAGCTGCTGGCAGGAAACTTCAGCCACCTTGCCAATGTATTTGGAAGGGTTGTCATACAGGTCTAGGCGCAGGGCATCATCCAGCCCTGACCCTACTGCAATCATAGTGCCACAGTGGTTGACCAGCATAGCACCGGCTGCGCCATCAAACCTGCCCTTGCCAGGGGTGAAGCCAATGATGGTGCAATCATAGGTTTCAGATGCCTTCAGCTTCAGCCAAGCCTTAGTGCGCTTGCCTGGGGTGTAAGGGCTATGCACATCCTTCAGCATCACACCTTCCCAGCCCAGCCCAATGGCAGTGTCCAGCAGGGCTTCAGGGTCAATGGCTTCACTGTCCAGGGTTTCAAACACCGGCACTAGCAGGATGCCATCAGCAGCCAGGTCATCAGTCCCCACTTCTTCAAACAGGGTCTGAAGCCACAGCCTTCTTTCCCCATAGGGGGTTGCATCACTGTCAGCCCATCCTTCTACCATAGGCGCATCAAACACAGCCAGCCTAGCCAGGTCAGCTTCACCGGTTTTCTTCATCAGCTCACCTATCCCGGTGAAGAAGTCACCCATAGCAAGGGCTTCACAGTCCAGGCACAGGGTAGCCCCAATGTGTTTGCCCATCTTCAGCAGCCCCGGGGTGAGCTTGCCCAGGCTGGTGATGGCATTGCCATTTCTGGTTTCGTAAGTGACCCAGCCTTGGCTGGGGTTGATGGTGACCATAACCCGGATGCCATCCAGCTTGGGTTCAACAGCCCAGGTCTTACCAGGCTTCAGGTCACCGGTGATGCTGGAAGCCAGCATAGGTTTGATGGGTAGCATAATCGTTTTATCAGTAAGCAGAAAGTGGATGCAGGGTGTAAGGGGTTTAGCCTTACACCCCGGCTGCTTCAGCCAGCACCCAGCTGCTTGTTAATCCAATCAGAATTCAGGCTGCGCCCAATTGACTTGGGGGCTTTAACCTTAGTGTCAAAGCGCAGGTTGCTGATGAAGCAAGCCACAGCTTCAGCACCATAGGCAGTGTGCAGGGCTTCAAAGGCTTTGCCCAGGGAAACCCAATCCAGCAGCTTGAAGTGGGTAACATCAGTGATGCGCCCGGAAGCTTCAATGATGGTTTCCCGGGCAGCAGCCTGGATGGTCTTACCGGCAGCCAGCTTAGCCACCAGAAGGGCTAGGGCTTCAGCCTGGCTGGTGCAGGGCTGGGTGGATTTGCGGGGGGGGATGTTCATAGGTTCGTTTGTCATAGCAGTTATGGTTATGGGAAGTGGTGGGTGGCTGTGCAAGCAAATAATTTGAGTGTGGTTTGACCCAATGTTTACAGGGGTATTCTTACCGGGTGCGCTTCCGGGTGAACAGGGAACACAGGCTGACACCCAGCACCACCGGGATAAGGATGGTGAGGAAGAAAAGGGCTAAGCCATAGCAGCCCTGGTTGAAGTCAGCCTGGGTCAAGGGCTGGTCATAAGCAGCCCGGTGATTGGCAGGGGTGGTAGTGTGCGCTTTCATAGTGTGGTTTGTCATAGGTTGGGTGTAGGGGAAATGTGGATGCCTGGTGATGTGCTTAGGCTTGGGGCTGATGGGGAATGTTCATCAGGTCAGAAAAGATGCTGATGATTGTCTGGCAATCAATCTGCCTGTGCATCAGGTGAAGCTTCTGGTTGGCAAGCTGCTTGCCTTCCTTTGTTTCAAGGTCAGCCCTGGGCATTGCCTGGTGCTGCGCCTTCAGGCTTTCCAATTCAATGGTGGCAGCACTGATGTAATAGGCAATGACCTGCTGGTTGCTGATGACCTGGCTGACAGCAGTGCCGGTTTCCAACCTGCGCAGCATTATGATTGTCAGATGGTTCACAGTGCCTGTCCGGTGGGTGTTGCCATAGTGCCTGAAGCCATTGGAAGCATACCGGATGCCAGCCTTGCGCAGTGCCAGCACCAGACCGGCTAGCAC